TGCGCCTCCGTTGTCGTAAATAGCGAGAGCGTCCGAAGAACCACACTCCGGACAACTCTCGTGACGTAGGAACTTAGAAGTCTGCGGCATCGCCCACAGCCATCTCAGCTTCCTCAAGGACTTTTACTGCTTCAAGGTAGGTAGACACACCGTGTACTGGGTGAGCTGGACCCATCTTGTACTTCAGGCGTACACGGGAGTTGTAAGGTACTTCTCCGTTGTACGGGTTGCCTTCAGCGTCGAAGGTCTTGATGTCGTACTTAGATTTGAACTTGCGTTGCTTGTTGCCTTGGTAGTCCTTGATTTTGACACCGTTGGCCGCAAGGGTTGACGCGTCGTCCTCTGACATTGTAATTGTCATGGAATAGGCTCCAGTGTCCTGACCGTTGTACACGTCGTGCTCGGTGAGTTTGCTGAAGTTAACTATACCTTCTACTGTCGTTGCTGTCATGGAATAATCTCCGTAGTCGCCGCTAGGCGCGGCTGATGGTTGCTTTGGGTTACGTTCTGCTTTTCTTCAGAACATACTATTAGTATACACTACTTACGCCTCTCAATCAAATCATATTGACGTATTCGTCGTTGATAAGTGTTTGAACGTGTATGTAACCTTCAGGCCAATACGTGTAGGACTCCTTGAGTGCCTTGGCTGTTCGGTGTACTGACGCCTCAAAGTGTTCATACATTCCCAGATCCTCTTTGTAGTACCAGAACGGTATTCGTAACACTGGTTCTGCCGGTCCGTGTTGCTCGTAGTACACAATGATCTCAGCGTCGTTACCAATGGGTCCGTCGTTACCAAAGTGCTTCGCGTGGCTGTTCTCTGGTTGTTTCATGCGTCACCCTCTACTTCAATGCTTTTAAATTCTTCATCTATAAAGTTGTACTCTGAATCGAAAATGTCTGTTTTTAGCAGTGCCAGTGCCTCGTCTTCTGTCTCTGCAACTAAACGATAAACGTGCTCTATTGTCTCAATAGTTTTAATACAGTACGTATTCATGCTACTACCTCAAGCCATTTAATGTCTGTTGGTATGTCTTCCCCACGTCGTCGCAACTCAACCCCGTGCAGTAGCACGTGAATTTTTCGCATGTATGGCGTGGGGTACTCCATACTCTCTTGAAGATTGAAAGTCCCTATCTTTTCCAGCAAACTAAGGTACTTTAGTTTTTCTGTGTTCATTCGCCTACCTCCGGTAATTCGTCACTAGCTAAAAACAATATCTTGTCCAGTGTGGACTTAGACATAACCACGTTACCACGGTCGTCCAGTGACAGCTCTAGATCCTTACGTAGCACAAAGGGTATACCACCCCAAGGGTCAAGACGCATTATGTCATTGGTCACTGCACGGGCTTGTGTGTAGCCTAAGCAGTAGATGGAGTAGTCGCCACCGTCCACCACATAGATGCTCTTTTCGTCGATTGCCATACTTAAGTTTCTCCTTTAGTTTACCTTAGTAGTAACTACTACTGTTTACTCTTTAGTATATATACTTATGTATACCTTAGTAGAGGGTATCACATTTGTCCTCATCTGTAAATACCTCATATTGGTAATAGTTCATAGTATCTGGGTCTACTCCCGCATTAGCAGAAGCAGAAAGACAGTTACCGCAGAGATCAAGAAAATTACCATGTGTGTCCTTCCGTGTCAGTTCTGAATCTTCTAGTATCTTATCACAAGCTCTACAACGCATTTTTCCAGTCCTCCCCGTGTAGATTAATGAGTAGTGAACGCAGTTGTCTATACGTACAGCCACTGTATCGTCTACGGCATTCTAGTTTGAACATCTCAGTTTCGTACTCTACGAGGTGCTCCAGCATGGCCTGTGTCTCTGGGTCCTCTGGAGGCCCTGAGTAGTCCTCAGAGTCCCCCATGTAGTAACCCAGCTCATACTCTGCGTACGTCATGCTGACAGCCCCTGTATGGCTCGTATGACCTCGTCGATCACCTTCTGCTCCTCCTTCTTGAATTCTTCCATGTCGTCAGGGTATACAGGAGTCTCGTCTTCGTAGTACTCCTGATACTCGTCTGCCCACATTTCCCACGTCTCTTTAGTCATCGTTTGCCCCTCCGAATATATGCATAAATGTAATATAGGCCGCTAATAGCGGTATACCTACGAACCAAAGCCCTGCTAGACCTCCCAAGGTCCAAAATAACGCCTCCCAATGAAAAATCATTCGTCCGGCTCCCCTTTGATGTATAGCCACACCGTCAGTAAACCACCTGTTGATATTAAAAACACCACGTCCCACCACGGTTGCCATTGTTCAAACATTCCTAAGTCTCCTTATGAATCTAGTGAAGCGATAGAATAACCCACGGTTTCGGTCTGTGTCAAACCTAGACAGCTTATCGCGTAGCGTACAGAGTAAACGAGAGTAGTTGTTCACGGTGTACTCTGGGTATTTGAAGCCCTTGCGTCCGTCGTAGATGTCCCAGACGTGGTCCTCGTGGTTGTACCAAATTGTGTAATGTCCAAAGTTCATGCTACAACCTCCCCGTTTAGATATACGTCACCTTTGCGTGTACATACGTCCACACCCAGTGCACGTAAGCGGCTCATGGTGGTCCGTGTGGGCCATGCGATCAGGGTCGATAGGCAAACCCTAGCTATGCCGAAGTCGTCTACTACTGCTATCAGATGCCCGTGTAGGTAGACTTTAGAAGCGTCGTCTTCTCCGTCATAGACTACTGTCGTGTTTGCTAACGACCAATCTTCGTTGCTGTTGACTGCCTCTAACATCTGCTCTTCGATCTTTCTCATTTGTCAATGCCTCCTGTGGCTCGTGTGTTGACGTGTGTTGACTCACTGCTAGACACTCTAGCGAATGCCTAGCGATTAGTCAACTCCTATTTAAAACATTTTCGCAATACGTTGACCGCATCACATAACGTACGTTCGCCGCTGACAAGCTCAAAGCGGTTGTTATCGTGTCGCTTCACAGCCCTATAAGTGTTGTCGCCTTCGGCTTTCATCACCGCCACAGCATGAGTGTAAACGTCAGTGCGCTTAGGATTCCATTGGGTAAGAACGTCATCCCAAACCACAGCACCAAACTGCGTCATTTCTTCTCGTGTAAATACATTTTCCACGTGCTTGTCTCCTTAGTTGCTTGCGGAGCCGCTTACGCGGCCCGTTTGATTTGCTTCGCCATGATCTTACCAGTGTAGTACTCCTGACGCTCTATTAGCTCGTTGATTTCCTCGCTTACCTGCTCAAGAGTTGCTACGTGCTCCGCGTCGTTGAAGTCAGTGTAGTCAGCTAATAGTGCGCGGCGCTCAATAAGTTCAGCCAGTTGCTTGGCGATGTTGGTTACGATTTCGATGTCTGTGTACATGTGCCTGTCTCCTTAGTTGATGTAGCCATAATACAGGAACCACTGGAGATGTACATAGTAAATAATACCACAAATAAACTATTGACCGCATTGGCTGACGTATGCTATTCGCATGTGCGCGTGTAATAGAAGGTAGGGCTATAGGGTCCAACATAAGTTCACACACTTGTCAACTCACGCCAGCTTATGCAAAACCCATGCCAACTCTGCTCGCTACTACATGAGTCCGCCTGTGTCAACCCATGCAAGACTCGTGCCAACTTTAGTCGCTACCATAGGCCGCGTCCTGTGTCAACCTTTGTTGAAACCCGCGTAGAAACTAGGGTCGGGGGAGGGGTTGACATTTGTTTAACTTTTGAAGTAGCCACTTACGCACAAAATAGGTTAAAATTAGGAAAATTACCCTTAAATTAAACTCGTGTAACCCTTTGTTTTTACTCGTGTTTGTACTATTACTGCTTTTACTCCTAAAATAGCTTGACTTTCGTGTAAACTTATGGTATACTATTGTTGTATTTAGGGACAATTTATGTTATGACCGACGTTGTTAAAAAAAGAGGTCGTGGCAGACCCCGGAAGTCAGAAGTAGCCGCTGTAAAGCCCGGAAACAAGGGTGTAGTAGGCCGACCCAAGGGTGACGCAGCGATAATCAACGAGTACAAAGCTAGGATGCTCGCTAGTCCTAAGTCACGTAAGGTACTTGATACTATTTTTGATGCTGCTTTGGACCATGACCATAAGAATCAGGCTGCTGCTTGGAAACTTGTGATGGACCGTATACTACCTGTTGCTGCTTTTGAGAAAGACGTTGTTAAAGACGGTGGTAGGAACGCTATACAAATCAATATTAGTGGTGTAGGTACTGCTGAAGTTACAACACCTAATATAATCGAAGGGGAAATAGTAGAAGATGACTCTTAAGCATTTCACCAGAGAAGAATTCGATTGTCAGGAATCAGGCACCAACAATATGGAACAGGAGTTCCTAGAAAAGTTAGATGAGTTAAGGGCATACTGTGGATTTCCTTTCTTCATTACTAGTGGATACAGACACCCGACACTGCATTCAATAGAGCGTAAGAAAGAGGTTCCCGGAACTCATGCCCAAGGGATCGCGGCTGACATAAAAATAACTAATGCCGCTGATCGCCTTAAGCTTGTCAGTCTTGCTCTTAAACTTGGTTTCACAGGAGTAGGTATTGCCAAAGACTTTATTCACGTAGACACTAGGGGTACTACTCCAGTGATGTGGACGTACTAGTGGACCTTAATATTGAGTTACTGCCTTGGCAGCAGGAAGTATGGTCAGACGACACACGGTTTAAAATAGTAGCAGCCGGTAGACGGACAGGTAAGTCTAGACTAGCTGCTTGGTTGTTAATAGTAAACGCACTTCAGGCAGACAAAGGCCATGTATTTTACGTCGCACCTACTCAGGGACAAGCCAGAGACATCATGTGGCAAACCTTGCTTGACTTGGGACACCCTGTCATTAGCGGTAGCCATATTAATAATCTGCAAATTAAGCTTGTCAACGGTGCTACCATTAGCCTCAAAGGTGCTGATAGACCAGAGACAATGCGAGGTGTTAGCCTTAAGTTTTTAGTGTTAGACGAGTACGCGGACATGAAACCTGACGTATTCGAGCAGATCCTGAGACCAGCTCTGGCTGACCAA